GATGCAGGCCGTCGCCTTGCTCGCCAATTGGCTGCAAACATCCTTGGTAACATTTCTACTACTGTTACCCCGGTTCAAACTGGTCCTCTGCCGGAGCTCTTCGACCAACTCATCGCAGTGAGCTAATACTCACTTTGACTGGTCTCTTGTAGGCTCTCGCCTACACTAATCCCAACTTCCGATATAAGGAGCTTTTATTATGCGCCATCTAACGCGCTGGGACGAAGAATTTTCTACAGAGGAAAGTAATGAGATTCTTTTTAGGATCGCATCCGAGATCGCCGAGGGTATCCCCTCGAGCTGCACAGATAGGGAACATATCATTGCTGGTATTACTAGCCGTGATTGTGGTCTTCTGTGCAACTATGATCTTGCTTACGGGGAGCTATCGGCAGCCTCCGCAGTCTCACTCCGACAATGTCTCGCGTTCTTCTCAAAACGCAAAGACCTTGACATTGGAGTAGATAAGCGGGCTGTCGCCCTTCGTAAGTTTTATGATTCGGAGGAAGCTTGCCTTAGGACGAATCAGATCTTCAAATCTTGGTCGAGTGGTAGATTCCAATTTACCCCTCGTGTTGAGCAAGTACTTTTTCTTGCTCAGCAAAAAATCTCCTCGATTCTTGGTGATCTGCCTAGTCTTTCGGACATTAAGCTTCGCTTCGGTCCGGGTGCAACGACGCAAGTCAAAAAGCGTGACGCGAGCGCTCGAATGAAGCTCTCGTCACCTTTTTCGTGTAGCGAAGATCTTCTCCCTTACGTCGCTGACGTATTGGAGGAGATGCCGGGTTGGATTCCCTTTTCAGAGGAATCCTCTCGGACTGTCGTCGATGTTTCTATTGATACATCACGACTTGACTTCGTACCGAAATCTGCTAAGACCGACCGCTCTATAGCCATCGAACCCACTTTGAACCAGATGGTTCAGTTAGGTATCGGCGACTATATGTCTGATCGGTTGCGGCAAGTTGGTATCGACCTTCGTGATCAAACGCATAACCAGCGTTTGGCCCGTGAAGGGTCGTTAACAGGCGCTTTAGCAACGCTTGACCTGAGTAGTGCATCTGATAGCGTATCACGTGAACTAGTAGCACATTTGCTACCTGTAGACTGGTTTCTCTTCCTCGATACCTGCCGATCTGGCACTATCGAGTATGAAAACAGTGTGATGCGCCTCCAGAAGTTTTCTTCAATGGGCAACGGTTTTACTTTTGCCCTTGAATCTCTCATCTTTTTCGCTTTGGCTTATGCCTCTCACGTGGTCTCCCACGGAAAGAAGCCGCGCCGCAGCGAGCTCACCGTTTACGGTGATGATATTATTTGTACAACCTCGTCCTCGAACCTCTTAATTGAGGTTCTCCGGGTGTCTGGTTTTACTCTTAACATGGAGAAGAGTTTCACTTCTGGACCGTTCCGTGAATCTTGCGGAGCGGACTACTTATCGGGAATTGATATACGCCCGTGTTACGTCAAAGACCGATTATCCGGGGAGAGTATTTTTACTCTTCACAATTTCTTTTTTAGAAATTTCGAATATGAGATCGCTGACTTCTTACGGTCACTCATCGCTCCGCACCTTCAGATCTTTGGACCTGATGGGTACGGTGATGGGCATCTGCTTTCGCTCGAACCTCTCACGAGGTATCTCGGGCCTAAGTCAAAAGATGCCTCCCTTCCGCATAGCGGTTGGGGTGGTTATATCTTTGATACCTATGTACGCAAATCCCGGAAGTCTTTTAAAAGACTCTCAGGTGATCGCGTACTCCCTCTCTATTCTATCTATGCTTCCGGAGAATATCCGGTGCGTGAGTTGGGTCAAGCGACCCGACCTCAGTATCCATTGCGTTACGGGAATTCCCGTAGTACAGTGCTCTACCAGAAGAATAGAGATGCCTTCGGCGTTGTTCTGCCGGGGGCCCAAGGATATAAACGTATATCTGTCTACACACTAACACCGTAACTGGAAACCCAGTTCACGGTCCCGAAAGGGTGGATCCTCCCTGAGGATTAAACGGAAG